GAGGGCTACAAGCGCGGGTTTGTTGTGACCCTGTACTCAAAGGAACTTGGCCTGGTCGATTGGTCGGCGAACGCTTACGGGCCATGTAAAGGATTCGAAAAAATCTACAACGAGGCCGACAAGGCTGCAGGCGACAACGGCGGCAAGCTGCCGGTCATCGAGTACGTTAACTCGACGCCTGAGAAGGTTGGCAAGGGCAACACGCGAGTTCCGAACTTTAAATTGGTGAGTTGGGTTGCGCGTCCTGCTGGCATGAACGCGGATGGTGATGACTTTGTTGAGCCGGAGCCAGCATTCCCAGCTTTTAGTGTTCCTGTTCGTAAAGCAGCCAAGCCTGCGCCTGCGCCTGTGATGGATGACGAAGAGTTTTTCTAACCAGTAGTCTGGTGGCCGGTGGGTTGATCTCCACCGGCTTTTTTTCCTCTAAAAATTGAGAACGAGAAAATGGACACTGAAACAATAGCCAAAGCCCTAGGCAACGCCAAGCAAGTGAACGGGAACTGGCTCGCTAGTTGCCCTGTAGCTGGCCACGGCAGAGGCAACGGGGACAAAAACCCGTCCCTGTCCATCAAGGAAGACAATGGGAAACTCTTATTCCATTGTCATGGTGGCTGCGACCAGCACTCGGTGTTTGACGCTGTTAGGGAACGCAACTTATTGCCAGCACTCCAGCGCCAGGAGTACAGTCTCGCGCTTATCAAAGGTGAATTGATGACAATGCCAACGCTGGAGCAGGAGTGGGAATACAAGGACGAGGTAGGAGATACCCTATTTGTAAAGCGCCGCTTCAAAGTAAATTCTGAAAAAGGTAAGACGTACAGCCTTCACAAGGTGGATGCTGCGGGACGGCGCCAAGGCAGCATGACAGGGGCGCGGATAGTGCCCTACCGACTGCCGGAACTCATCAACGCCAGGGAAGCCGGACGCGCCATCTACTTGGTGGAAGGTGAGAAGGCAGCGGATGCCCTGGTCAGCATAGGTGCGATCGCCACAACGTCCCACGCTGGTGCTGGGCACTGGCCGGAGGACATCACCCAATACTTTGCTGGCGCGGTGGTGATAGTGGTTCCGGACTGCGACGCGCCAGGCTGGAAGTACGCAAAGCGCGTAGTGCAGGCGTTGCTGCCGGTCGCCAAGGCGATCCGCGTGCTCGACTTCAACTTACCGGATCTGGGTGACGATGCCTACGAGTGGGTGGCGGATGGCGGGGATAGGGCCAAGCTGGCAGAACTCGCCAAGGCGCTGCCGGTGATCACCAGTGTGGGTCAGGTAGTGACGCCTGAGTGGATTGTCCCACGAGAAACGATTGAGGAAGTGCAGGCGCTACCCGAGGAAGAGCCGCCCACCCTAGTACCGCGGCAACTGCTCAACATCGAGGCTTGGGACGACATCGAGGACGAGCCGGTTGAGTGGCTAATTAAGGATTTGCTACCAAGGCGCTCTTTAGTGGCACTCTACGGTCCACCTGGCAGTTTTAAGTCATTTGTGGCGCTCTCGATTGCCGAAGCAATTGCTACTGGCAACCAGTGGATGGGACGCGAGGTGGAAACGCCAGGTGCAGTCCTCTACATCTGCGGAGAGGGATTTGGCGGTGTAGGCGCACGCATCAAGGCGTGCAAGATTTACAACAAGACGCCAGCGGGAACCGAAATCTACGTCATCAGGGCCGCGCTGAACCTGAGATCGAGCGCGGATGACTTTGATCTGCTAATGGCATCCATAAAGGATTTGATGGAGAAGACCGGCGTCCAGTTTGAGTTAGTCCAAATTGACACGTTAGCCAGAGCGTTTGGCGCAGGCAACGAGAACAACTCGGAAGATATGGCGGCATTTATCCACAACACGGGAAGGATTCAGCGGATGTTGGGCTGCTCCCTGATGGTTGTTCATCATTCAGGAAAAAACATTTTGGCTGGTCTGCGAGGACACTCAAGCCTATTAGGTGCGGTGGACACCCAGCTGGAACTGATGAAGGTTGACGCAACTCCCAACCTGGCAAGCCAGGTGGCTGGCAGCGGAATCCTTACAGTGTCAAAACAGAAGGACGGCGAGACCGGAGTCAAGATAGGCTTTGAGATGGTCAAGGTGGAGATCAAGGCCAGCGCACTAGGCATCAGCGACGCACAGATTAGCCTGGCCGTGAGAGCGAGTGACGAGGCGATGCAGCAGCAGGCGCAGGCTGATTCAGTGAAACGCCAGGACAAACCACGCACGCTGTACGGCAACCAGTTGGCAGCATTCGAGTCAATTCAGACGGCGCTGGAGAAGAACGGTCATATGACAAACGTAGGTGAGGAGCGCCATAAGACGGTGATGTTGGCCGAGTGGAGAGAGGAATTTGTTAAGCGCAAGGCAGATAGTAAGAGCATTTACACCGACTGGGACCGCGGTAAGAGGGCCATGTTTGACAAGGGATTGGTGGGCTACCACAAGACATCGGTAGGGGAATACTGCTGGATCATGCCGCGAGAAATAAAGAAGGACAAGCCGTATGTTTCACCGTTTTAAGGATGCGTCTACGCAATTGCGTAGATTTCGTATAGGCAATTGCGTATGTACTTTTGTTGTAAAAGTATACGCAAGATGCTTAAATCTACGCAACTGCGTATATACGCAAGTGTGTAGAAATAGGTAGAAATCTACGCAACTAGCAACACCTTGCTTAATGCAAGGTGTAGTTGCGTAGATGCTATCTGCTAGGTTTAGTGTTGCGTAGATTAGGAGTTAAGGATGGCTACGAAGAAATTATTGGAGACTGACGTTTATCCGAGCGACCGTTTCAAAGTCTTTGAGCATTCGCTCATGGTTGAAATGGAGATGGCGAAGATGGAGCATGAGAAGGTTTACGGGATAGACCGAGTGATCGACCTGGTGGATGCCGAGTTCCGCAGGAAGGTCATCGTGCAGCGGGAGCGCATCTGGGAGGCCAGCCAGGCGCGGGACGAGGAACGGTTGGAGAAGGCCATCAAGGGAATGATCGCGGCATACAAGGCGCTCACCAGGTGGGCGACTGAGGCAGGCATAGAGCAGATGCCTAAAATCGACTGCATGGAACACCGAATGGCCGACGGGAGCTTGATGGTCATTGTCAGGGACAAACAGATGGCGACCTGGTACGAGCAGTTTCGCAAGCAGCGAGGCTCAAGATCGGTCTGGACGCTCGAAGAGCTTGAGGTGGTGATGAACGGGCCAACGCTGAAACAGGTAAGGGAGATCAAGGCGGCGATACCTGGAACGAGAATGATTCCTATTCAGCCTCAAGGCTCCAGCGGGTTCGAGGACATGGAGAACGACATCGACATTAGCAAGCCGTTCAAGGGCGGGAAGATGTTTGATACGAAGGCAGCAGAAAGGGACAAGAATGAGCGCAGGAAGTGATTTATGGGATGAGGTGGTGCGTAGGGTGCTTGCGGTAACGAAAAACGCTTGGAGGGCTTTGTAATGCCAGGGCAGTTAAAACAAAGGATGGATATGGACACACAATTACACAATCCAGCAGATAAGGTGGAGCGCTGGGCGATTGGCAAACTAGTCCCCTATGCGCGTAACGCAAGGACACACTCGGATGAGCAGATAAGTCAAATTGCTGCAAGCATTAAAGAATGGGGTTGGACAACACCAGTTTTGGTAGATGAGCAAGGTAGCATCATTGCCGGTCACGGGCGTACATTGGCCGCACAGCGTTTGCAAATGACCGAGGTGCCAGTGATGGTGGCTAGAGGTTGGTCAGATGCTAAAAAACGTGCTTACGTCTTGGCTGACAATAAGCTGGCTATGAATGCAGGGTGGGACAACGAAATGCTTGCGCTTGAGTTGGGTGAAATTGGCGAGCTGGGCTTTGACCTTGATCTGACGGGATTTAGTGCTGAAGAGATAGCAGCCTTAACGCCAGAGGAAATACCGCCAGGTTTGACTGACGAAGACGCCGTACCTGAAGTGCAAGAGAAGCCGATTACTGTGCTTGGTGACGTTTGGGTATTGGGAAAGCATCGGCTAATGTGTGGCGACTCAACCAACATTGATGCGGTTGAGGCGCTAATGGATGGCGGTCTAGCCGATCAATTAATAACAGATCCTCCTTACAACGTTGCCTATGTTGGCAAGACAAAAGACGCAATGAAGATTCAGAACGACAGCATGGACGATGAGAGCTTTCGGCAATTTTTGCGAGATGCTTTTGTAGCTGCTGACGCTGTCATGAAATCGGGTGCTGTGTTTTACATTTGGCACGCAGATTTGGAAGGGTATAACTTTCGTGGTGCTTGCAAAGACTCTGGTTGGACGGTTCGCCAATGCTTGATTTGGAAGAAGCAAACTTTAGTTATGGGGCGGCAGGATTACCATTGGAGGCATGAGCCTTGCCTATATGGGTGGAAAGAAGGCGCAGGACACCTTTGGGCGACCGACCGCAAGCAGACTACTATTTTAGAGTTTGACCGCCCGTCGCGCAGCACGTTGCACCCGACTATGAAGCCGGTTGACTTAATTGAGTATCAGGTTTTAAACAACACCAAGGGCCAAGATGTCGTTCTTGATTTGTTTGGTGGCGGCGGTTCCACCCTGATCGCCTGCGAAAAGACGGGACGCCATGCCCGATTGATGGAGCTTGACCCGAAGTATGTGGATGTAATCGTTCGCCGATGGCAGGAATTTACCGGCAAGCAGGCAATACACGCAGAAACTGGACAACCTTTTGCGGAGGTTACAAATGGTAAAAATTGAAAAACCTATCCTAGAAAAGCAGGATGGTAGAAAATCAAACGGCGGCGCACGACCTGGCGCTGGCCGATTAGCCTTTAAACCAACAGATGCAGAGCGCAAACAGGTGGAGGCGCTCTCAGGCTACGGCCTGCCAATCGACCAGATCGCAGTCTTAGTGCGCAATGGCATCCACGTTGACACGCTTCGCTCTCACTTTGGAACCGAATTGGTGTCTGGCAAGGCCAAGGCTAATGGCCAGGTCGGTAAGACCCTGTTTCAGAAGGTCATGGCAGGTGATACGACTGCGGCCATCTGGTGGAGTAAGACGCAGATGAACTGGGCAGAAACCCAAAAGCATCAAGTAAACATATCAGTTGGCGATATGCGCATGGAGGCGCTGCGCCACGTCGAAGTGGTTGAGCAGTTATCCACAGACCAGATGCCAAAGTTATCCACAGAATGAGTGCATTTGCTCAAAGATTAAGCAGAAACAGGCATAAACACCCTA